ATGCTTTTTGGCAGTAATCATTGTTAAAGAAAGAACAAAAGAAATGAACGCAAATGAATTAGCTAATACTAGGCTATTACGCAAAAAATTAAAGCACGGATTGATTGTTGATAAATGGGATTTAGTAACTATTATTGAAAAGCAAGAATCCATATTACGCTTACAACAATGCGAAATTGAATCCCTTAGGGAGCAAGTTAAGGAATATGAAAATATTATTCATTAAAGTAAACTTATGTTAAGACCTTATCAACAGCGTATGACAGAGGAAATGGTAGAAAGATCAACTTTAGGTCTTTTTGCTGATATGGGAGTAGGCAAGACTTTAATTACTTTAAAAGCTTTGGAGCAAATCAAAGGACCAACCTTGCTTATTGCTCCAATCCGCGTTTGTGAAACGGTTTGGCGTCAAGAAGCAGAGAAATGGGGCATAAATTTAAGCTTTAGTCTGGTTCGCGGAGCTTTAAATGAGCGTATAAGCGCGTTAAAACAAAAGTCTGATGTATACCTTATCAACCCCGACCTAATTCAGTGGCTGTTCAATACGGACTGTTTGCCGGCATTTCACAATTTAGTCATAGATGAATCAAGCCTTTTTAAGAATCCTTCCACTGTTAGATTCAAAACTATCAAGAAAAACTTAAAAAGATTTGAAAGACGCTATATTCTTACGGGTACTCCAAGTCCAAATTCTTTAATGGATCTTTGGAGTCAAATTGGGATCCTTGATAAAGGACAAAGACTAGGAACTGCTTTTAGTAGATTTAAGGATACTTATTTTGAGTCCGACTATATGGGATTCAAATGGACTATTCGTCCGGGATCTAAAGACAAAATTGAGCAATTACTTGCAGATATTATTATTAGATTGGACGCCAAAGATTATTTGACTTTGCCAGAAATGATGGAATCAGATATTGCAGTAAAGCTGTCCGACAAAGAAATGAAGCAATACAAACAATTTGCCAAAGATATGGTAACTAAGTTTGGAGACGAAGAACTTACGGCAGTATCTGCAGTAACTTTACATACTAAGTTATCCCAATTGGCTAATGGCATGGTCTATGATGAGAATCAAAAGATCCACATGTTCCACCGCCAAAAGCTTAATGTACTTGAAGAATTAGCCGAAGAGTTAGATGGTCCGATTATCATAGTGTATAAGTACAACCATGAAAAAGATGAGATCCTAAAACTATTTCCTAAAGCTGTGTTATTCAATCAAGGGGATACAGCGCAGCACGTAAAAGATTGGAATGCAGGAAAAATTAAGCATTTACTATTGCATCCAGCTAGTGGCGGGCATGGTATTAACCTTCAAGAAGGGGGCAATCACATTATTTGGTTTAGCCCTATTCCTAGTTTGGAGCAATATTTACAAACCAATAAAAGGGTGCATAGACCCGGGCAAACTAAGCCAGTATTCATCCATAGACTTATAGCTCAGGATACAGTAGATGAAGTCACCTCTGATACGCTAAAAGCTAAAGAAGCTAATCAAGACAACTTTTTAAACTCTATGAAAAATTTAATTGCAAAAATATGTAAATCCTAAGATTATTGTGGTATACTAATTGTGTAGGTTAACAAAAAGGAGAAAATCATGTTTTTAGATAATTTTGAAATCCCTAAATGGGTAGAATGGTTAGCTTGTATTTTGATGGGTATGATTTTTGGCGCTATGTTTGCTTTGGGGGTTTAAATATGAAAGCTAACGATAGAAATTTAATACGCCAATTGATTGCCGTAGGTAAAGCTGGGGCTATTTATGATTGTTTGCCAGATTTCTGGCTAGAAGAAGCAAAAGAGAAAATTAAAGAAATGGGTACAAAATGGTGTTGCCATCCAGCAAATAGCGTTAAGCGTTTGGATGTACCATTGCCTTTACTTAGCGAACCAAGGGGAAGTAAAATTTTAAAGGCCAAAAAATGAATCCCATAAAATCAGAGTTTTGGTATATTTTGCAAAAAGAGATTGCAGCAAGGAAAAGAAAATGACAGAAATTTTGTTTCTTTTTTTCTTGTTTAGCGGGATACTATTTTGGGCTTTTATTATTTATATCGTAACAAGAATTTGGTTTGAAAAATGACAACTTTTACTACAGAAGACCGAATTCAAGCTCAAACTATAGATCCCAACGAGGAAATTCCTATTCCATTTTATGGCTGGCTAAGACATGAACCCGTGGTAATTGTTGAAAGCGGAGCTAGTGTTCCTAAAGAACCTAACGTTTCGACTTAAGAATCTTTCCCCGCATATCGCTTTCAAACTCGTAATCTTCTCTACACCAATTATCACAAAAAGCTCTGTCTTGTAATGGGGCATTGCAAGATAAACAATACCCAGTAGTTTTATGGTGTCTTTTAGGTTTTTGTTCTTTTGCTTCTAATTGATCATAGATAGCATCGGATTGAGTATTATTAAAAAAATTGCTCATGTCATGCTTGAAAGAAATTCTTCTGCTTCTGCATGCCTACGTTTTAATAAACCTACCATATGTTTACCTGCCGCCATATCCCATTTTAAAAACTCATCAGCAGCACCATGAATATCTCCGGCGTTAACTTTTTTAAGCAAAGTAGAAGCATTAAAATTACCAGCGCCTACATTGAATACAAAGTCCACTAGCGCATCAAATTCTTCTTGGGTAATATCAGTAGTCACTTTAGCATTAACTGTTGCAGCGGCCTTTTTAACGTCTTGCATAAGCAATTCCTCGGCTTGTTCTTGAGTAATAGTCATGCCTTTATGTACTTCTGGTCCTGTATGCCCGTATCCGATAGTCCAAGGATCTCCATTGGTTGCTGGATCAGGATAAGCAGTAAGGCGTAGTCCTTCAAAATTCTCGGTAAGGGAGAGCCCATTTTTACTGTAGTTCATAGATTAAATCAATCAATAAATTTAAGAGAAAGTATTTTTAAAAACCAGTCTGTTCCTGAATCCACGATTGAAGCGATTCTACTTGTTGAGTTGTCATTGCACATTTTTCAATAAATTGTGGGTCGGTGGGAGTTCCATCAATGTTGGAGGAGGCGTTGGAAATGGGGGACATTGAACTGCTACTGGTGTTGTGCATCCCGCTATACATAGACTTAATAGCAGTAAGTTTAGCTTGGTATTCATTAGATATTCCTTTATTGATTAAGGCTTGCTCTTTAACAATTTCTTTATTTTTTGCTTCTTGTGTAAGAGCCAAAGCATCAATTTTGCTCCTATAGTCAACAAAGCGACTATGCTCGAAACTATAGCCAAGATAACCAGCAAACAAAATAGCCAAAACTCCCAAGGAGTATTTAATAAGCTGAAGGTAAGGGGTAAGAAAAGCAAACATCACCTATATCCGCTTATTCTTGGCGAAAAGACGAACGTGGCTTGATACGGATCAGGCTTTGGTTGGACGTTATCATCGACCAAACCACGCACATTCCAACCCAAATTGATATAAACACAACGACTAAAACCAATAGGGGCAACAATAGTAAATTGAAATAGTCCATTAGCGTGAACCAAGCACCACCCTGCTTTTGCATTATCATTATCCTTAATAGTTTTGTCCCCATATACTTGCGTTTCATAAGGGTTAGTTAAATAGCGTAATGCAAAGCTATATGCTGGATTGCGCCATAGCCAATGAACTTGTGACCACCATTGACCCGGGGGAAACATTGTTTGAAAAGTAGCATCGCCATTTAAAGAATTATCCGGGGTCATAAACCAATTAAGCCATATTGGAAGTCTTGGTTCAACAGCTTCATAAGAATGGTTATTGCACCAGCCCATTAAGGGTTTAGCAAATATAGGAAGAATGGGAGCAATAATAACTGCCAATAAGGTTAATGCAAGATTAATCGGCACAAGAATTAAATATAAAAAATAAATCATTTTTCCCCCAATGGCTGAGTAGTTATAAAGCGCAATATAGCAACAATAACGCCAATCCCAATAAGGATAAAGCCATAATATTTTGGATCAATACTGTTTTGGACATAAGAAAAATTATCGAATAAAGCCCCAAAAATAACTAGGAGTAATGAGAACCACATTGTTTTTGATTTATGGGCTTTCATTTTTTCTTGGTTATAGTTTTCTTAGCAATAGTTTTTTTAGCTACTACCTTTTTAGCTATAGATTTACTAGGAATAGCTTTTTTGGCTACTGGTTTCTTTTTAACCTCTGGTAAAGAAAAGTTAATAGTGTAATTGATTTCGGGTTCTACAGGTTTTCTACGAAGTAATGCTGCTATTTGCTTAAACATTATTTATCCGCCTTTGTATCAAGTTTATCAAGAATCTTATCCAGTTTTTGAAATATCTGATTCGTAACGCTTTGAAAATCTTCACGCTTAACGTAATGATCTGATACTTTTACTTCAAGATTGTTGATCTGTCTTGCTAAGGTAGATTGGTCTGAAACAATCTTATCCTGATTCTTGGATAGCTCTTTTGACCACCAGCCAATGACACCTGAGGCTGCAGTAGCTAAAATTGCTATTGCTGCTACTATTGCTGACCAATCCATGACGCTTACTCCTCAGCAGGTGTTTCAGCTTTAGAAGCTGGGTTCTTGGTTTTTAATGAAGCTAAAACTTTTTCAATAGCAAGAACTTCAGCAGGCATACTAGCTTCGATTTCATCGATCAATTTACGGATTTCTTGACGAACTTCTGAAGACGCATTGATTAAAAATTGCTTGATTGAAAACATAGTTTTTCCTTATACTGTTGGTCTTGCTGGGGGAGAAGGCATATCGGCTAAAAATTGTCCTGCCGTTTCGCCGGGGATTACTTTAGTTAAAGCTGGAATTGCCCAAGCCCAAACCTTATCACGCCATGCTAATAAAGCTTTTGCTTCAGCAACATATTGTGGATTTGTGCTAGTAATGTAAGAAACGGCAGAAACAATATCATCATAACCCCATTGCTGAGCTTCATCGTTAATAGCTGAAGTGATTGACGGAGTAAGACGACTTTGTGCTTGTTCTTTAGTTTCGGCAGGCGGATAAGATCCTGTAACTTCTTTCCATTTATTGTCTATAGCTTTTTGAATATAAGGATCGAATGCAGGAATAGTTTCATCGTATCCATGCACTTGACCTGCTGTATCTTTAAAATATCTCATTATTTATCCTTAGTAAAGTTCTACCCAATTTACCACACCTTGTCCGCTATTTAATTGATAATTAGCCCCTGGGGGAACAATAATAAATGCACCACCGTAAGAACCACAACCGTTAAACTGCCATTGGAACCATGAAATCAATTGGCCATTAACATAAGCTTGAATAGTAGAAGTTACGGCGCATGATGCTGTTGCGGAAACTGCAATTGGATAACTATAAGGATTTGTATAGGTGGTATTAAAACTTCTTGAACCAGTAACGCTATTCCAAGTTGTCCCATTAAAGCCTAAACCTGTAGCACCAGTTGAGAATCCTGCTGGATTAGAAGATGGATAAGGAGTATATCCTAATGCAGAAGTAACATCTGTTGCATTCAAAGTAACTGCGCCAACTCTACTATTAAAGCTTGATACAGCAGCTGTAGTAGAGAAATAAATATTTACGCCGTCACCATAAATAATTGTCGATTGATTATTATTAAGGGTAATACCTGTTCCACTAGCAGTTTTTATTTGAAGAGGAAATCCACCGGTAGTATTATTAACCACGATCCAATCGCTTTGGAAAGTAGGCATAGTTACTACGCAAGTACCGGTTATAGTTCCAGTAAAACTAATAATAGGATAAGCAGCCTCTAAATTAGTTACGGTAAAACTAGTTCCGGATATAGGAACGGAAGTTAAGCCGTAAAATGCCGTAGGAACCCAACCAGCACCACCGCTATCAGGATTGTTGCTATTATTTTCAGAAGTGCTAATCCAAAATCCTACACCCGTAGAACTTTGAATAATTGCTCCTCTAGGATAACCGCTTACTGCAGTAGCAAAAGTGGGGTCAAAAGGAAAAAACCCTCCGGCTTCTTGCCATTGTTGGATAGCAGTAATCTCATTCAAAATACCATTAAAATCTCCCCCGAAAGGAGGAACGCCTCCGGAACTAATAGGGGAAAATGTATCCGGAGGAAAGCCATCATGAAGGGAAGCACGACCATTGGTAATACCAATTTGGGAAGCTACTGGTATTGTGTTGACGTATCCCGAACTTGCTGCGTACGCAAAAGGTAAAGGGATTTTTGAAGGTATGTTAGTACTTTGCATATTTAGTCCTATATATATACGAGAGTTGCGTTAACGCCAGCAGGTCTTGGGAAAACCCCTGAGTTGGTAATAATTGCTATTTGAGCAGCGTTGGGATGAAAGTCTAAATAGTATTCAAATGCCATTCCCCCTAAATCTACTACATAAGCATCGCCATAAGGATCAATACCATTATTGGAAGCAAACTCAGCTCTTAATAATGCGTTAATAGATGGTATAGAAAGATTGGAAATATTAGCTGCGGCTTTAACCATAATCAATTGTCTGTATTGATTGTCTGTTAAAGCAAAGGTTGTTGTTGCTGGTACCCCAGAAGCAAAAGGAGCTTGATTAAATGGTTGTGGACCAGTAGTTGCAGTCGGGGCAGTATAGGCTTCATCAAATCCTAAATAGTTAGAAGCAGAAACTTGTAAATATCTCGATACCCCAACAATTTGCCCCCAAACATCTAAACCATATCCGTTAGCCGTATTAACATCCCAAATATTTACATAAAAATTAGCAATATCAGTAGCAGGATCAACTGCACTATTGTAAGAACTAAGCAAACCGTCAATCGTTGGAGAATCACAATATTGACTTAATATGGTTTGTTGCCAAAGAGGAATGACTTCTACTGTTGGTTTTGGGGCTATTTGCTTACTTGCAAAAGAAGCAAAAGGCGAACCTGAAAAGGGAACTAATCCGTACATAAGTTATACCAATGCCACCGCAATATTAGAGGCTGAAAGGGTTGGCAACTGATCTATGCCGAATGCAATCGATAAGGTGCTTGGGCTTGCGCTAAGACCCAAATACACCTCAATGACATTCACCGCAGAGCTAATTGCATTGATATTTGCATAATATCGACCTGAATACGTTGTCGAATTAATCGTAACTGCAGTGCCTCCGTCTTGACCGTTAAATGATGCCAAAACAGCATTTTGGACAAGCTGGACAATATTTGAAGGCAACAACGGATTATTCTGAATATTTACAGTGAAATAAGCAGGTGATGATGTTGGAGTCAAATAAGTGACGGTATAAGGAATTGGGCTTGCGTAAGTATTGTCATAAACGGTAACAGTTGTATTGCCGTTGTATCCGCAGCCCGGTGGTTTTTTATTCCAAATAGCAGTGGCAATCGCTGAAGACGTACCGCCAGCCACGCTAACGCAAATAGAATGCGCTGCCAATGGATAGCTAGTGCTGCCATAGTTTACGGTTGAATTGGTTGAGTTATCAACAACTACGGCTTGCAATACGTTCGGAACCGCTAAAACGGCTGCCTGAATAGACTGAATAGAATTAACGGCATTTACTGCAACGCTTGCTTGTCTACGGAATTCAAAGGCTGCTCGAGATTCAACTGCATTGCCAAGAGCTCCAGCAGCAGAGTTTGAAACAGTATTCCAGCCAGCAACTGCCGTATATATTTTATTAAGCGAACCAATAGGGCAAGCAATCGCTCCAGTAGTTTGATTTTGAAATTCAACTGTTACGCTACCACTGGAGGGAATTGTGGCTGCAGCAGTAGAGGCATAAAGGTATCCGCTAGTATCTTGAGCAATAGAACCCAAAGGAATAACTGTACCAACTGCACCTACGCAAGTTGCATTTACTACGGTTCCCGAAGCTTGAATTCGGGTCATAAAGTAAATGTAACCAATAGCATCTTGCCAAATACCCGAAGCAAAAGCTGGGTTTACTTGATTAGCAATATAAGCAATTTGATTGTTTTTATCGCCAATAATTGCCGTTTCAGTTTGAGCTAACTGACCTTGAGGGGTCGTAAGACCGGGGTTTACGCCACCACCAAAAGCTGCATTGATGTCAGCTTGAACTCCAGCCAAAATATCTGCTTCTGCTGGCAGGACGGGTGCGCCATTGGTCCATGTAATTGACGGTACGTTAGTGCTCATTTATCCTCCAAAAGCCACATTATTTGCGACTCCATCCGTATCTATAATTTGAATTTGCCCAGCCAAAGAACGATTTTGGAAGGACGTAAAAGTTGCTTGAGCTGCAGCTACGTCAGGAACCGTTAAAGCTGCATCCTGAAGTTTTTCAGCTACATATTGCAAGGGAGGAAACCCCCCAAGAATTTGCTGCCAATAGGGTATTCCCTGAGTAGTGTCGTACCAGCATTCGCCTAAAAATGTACGAGTAACTGAAGCCACGTCTTGCGCTATTGCATAAGGTGCGCCAGCTAAGGCAATGTTTCCATTGAGATCGAGAACCAAATCCCAAGCAGTCTGATCTAGCAGTAAGGTATTGTGAATTATCGTCATACTGGTTGCCCCGTATTGCTTCCACCAGATTGAACGCCAGAATGAACGTGAGTGTGGAGGCTCGTTCCCTGACCTTTAACATCACCCGTTGCCGTAAAGGATCCAGTATGGGACCAAGT